GAAGTCGGTTCAGGCAACAATAAAGTACGAGTTGGTCAAAGAATCAAAGTACGAACACTCAAGAACAAGAGTGCTCCGCCACAACGTGTCGCATACTTTGATTTTTACTTTGCCGAAGGTGGAGACTGCGCCCCAGGAGAGTTTGACTTTGCCAAGGAGATCGCTTCTCTTGCAGTAATCAAGGGAATTGTAGATCGTAAGGGTGGATGGTATTACTACGGAGAACGCAAGTGGCAAGGTATCGAACCAGTCATTGCAAGTATTCGTGAAGAAGTAGATCTAAAAGAAGAGATTCAAAAGAAAGTCTTTGAATCATCAGACGCACCTATGGCGGAGGTATCCAATGAGTGAGAATGAGTTTGTAGTAAACGATCAGGCATGGGCACATGACTTGGAGAAGGGCGTGGAGGACTACACCGACATGCTATTCGAAGCCATCTGGGAAGGAAGCGATGAGACAGTTGTAGAGACTATCTCCAAAGAACCGTTCTGTGGTTGCGCCCCATGTTTTTGGCGAGAAGCCCTCTACTACCTTGTACCAAGAATCATCAAAGGGTACGAGGAAGGAAAAGTAGAACTTGAAAAGTGAGGGACAAAAGCAGTCCCAAAAGCATGAGAAGAGAATTGCTAAAGCAGTAGGTGGCAAGACCACCGCTGCTTCTGGCGCATTCTGGTCACGCAAAGGCGATGTCAGAAGTGAAGACCTACTCATTGAGCACAAGTGGACTGGTAAAAAGACTAAGACTATTAAAGCAGAAGAACTAGAGAAGATAACAATGGAAGCGATGATCGATGGTCGCACTCCAGTATTTGGAATTAGCCTAAACAACAAGAACTATGTAATATTAACTGAAGACGACTTCCTAGAGATGCGAGAGAAATTACAGGACAATGGATGAACCAGAGTACTCATGGCGGTATGAAGCACGGTGTTCAGGACAAGACACCGATATCTGGTATCCACCCAGAGATAAGGCTCAATACAAAGTAATTGCAACACAAGCAAAAAGTTTTTGTCTAGGTGAGACAGGTAAGAATCCTTGCCCAGTAAAGAGTGAGTGCTTGTGGGATGCAGTGTCTCGTGATGAACCGCATGGTATCTGGGGTGGACTCAGTCACCGTGAAAGAAACGCTTTAATTCGTAAATGGAGTAAGACCTACAAAAAGAAGATGACACTCAAAGAGTTTATCTTCAGTAAGGAAATCTAATGTCAGATGATTTAAAGAAGTTTCTTGACGCAAAAAAGATTGACACACGGTTGATTGGTGAGATCGAGCGTCACCTAATGCGTAAGGCTCCAGGAGATCGGTCTACATTGGTCTTGCACCCATCAGAGATCATCAAGGCTGATTTCTGTCACCGTTACTCTTACTACCTTTTAACTGGTGGAAAGAAGTTAGAGAAGAACCCTGGACTTCGTTTGCAAAACATCTTTGATGAAGGTCACTTCATTCACGAGAAGTGGCAGAACAGAATTTATGAGATGGGTAATCTTTGGGGAGATTTCAAATGTCGTAACTGTAAGAAGATTACTTCAGGTCTCTCACCAGAAAAGTGCGAGCACTGTGATTGTGTGTCTTTAGTTTATGACGAAGTAAAGTTGATTGATAAATCCCTTCGTATTGCAGGACACACCGATGGTTGGGTAAAGAACCTAGGTGAAGACTTCCTCATTGAGATCAAGTCAATCGGTGCTGGAACTCTACGCTTCGAAGCACCTCAGATCCTTGCTGATGCCGATGGAGACATCACTAAAGCATGGAGAAACATTCGCCGTCCATTTCGCAGTCACATGCTGCAAGGGCAGATGTACTTGGAGTTGGCTCGTCGTATGTTTGGCGATGAAGCGCCCAAGGAAATTGTTTTCCTATACGAATTAAAAGCAGATCAAGACTACAAAGAGTTCTCAGTAAAGGCTGACTTTGAGATTGTAGAGAGAGTATTCCGTGACGCACAGTCAATCATTGATGCTGTGGAAGCAGGCGTAATGCCTGAATGTAATGTCCAATGGGGCGGAAAGTGTAAGGCGTGTAAAGATGTCTGATATTGATGTAGTGATGCAACGAGGTCTGGAGTTACCAAAGCCAGCATACGAGCAGGCAGTATTACCTCCAGACATAACTGAACTAAGCAGTGAGCAACTGGCTGAGATGTTCACCATCCTTACAGGATGGGCTGACTACATGGCCTCCCAGTTGGTTCAGGCTCAGTTGGCTGAGAAGAAGGCTGAGAGGGCTGTGGAGTACGCCGAGAGCATGGCGCTCATCACAAAGACTCAGAATTCTCCTAAAGGAACCACAGTCACCCTGATCAAGGCTCAGATCGATGTTGACCCTGAGATCAACGATTTGAAAGATGTCTATCAAGAACGCTATGCTTATCGAAAGATCTTAGAGATGATGCTCAATAACCAAGAGCGAGACATCACGTTGGTTTCGAGGGAAATCACACGTAGATCACAGGGAACAATGAGACGGGATACATTCGTAATATGAAACGGACACTAATCGCTGTAGCACTCTTACTAGCATGTGCTACACCTACACACGCAGAGACACCAGCCTCTATCGCAGTGATTGACTCTGGTGCACCAGCAGGACTCTTCAATAACATTGTTGGTGAGTACTGCGTTGTTGAATTTTTTACTTGCCCTAATGGTAAGAGCACAATGGAAGGACCAGGAGCATCAAGCATTCCTGTGTCTACCTCAGCCAATCTCACACATGGCAGTGAGATGATGTCCATCATCAATCAGGTTAACCCCAACGCTAAGTTGGTATCTATTCGTATCGTAGGTATTACCGCAAACAACCTACCTGCAATTTACACACTGGCAGCAGTGAAGTCGTCCTTGGATTGGGTTATCACTAACCAATCTAAGTACAACATCAAAGTTGTAAACATTTCACAAGGTAAGATTTTTGCAGGATGCGCCGTACCTGCAGGACTAGCAGAAGATGTAACTACCCTAAAGGGTATGGGAGTAACTGTAGTTGCTGCTACGGGTAATGACAGTAACCGCACCGCAATGATGTCTCCAGCCTGTTTGCCTAATGTTATCTCTGTTGGAGCAACCGATAACCCTGATCCAGGAACAACAGGAAAGACATGGGATCCAAAAGCCAAGCCCTACATTGCTCGTTATAGCAACGGCAATGATCAAACAAGTTATTACACCAATGGTCGATACAACACTATTCAACCAAATGGTAAAGTGAGGTTTATGGTTGGAACATCAAACGCATCAGCAGCAATGTCAGCGTTCCTGTTGTCTAATCAAGTAATTACAACCACTACTGCAAGCAATGAATGGTTAACAGGTAAATATGTCTTCATCCAATGATCCAACAATCTTAGAAGAAGCCCAAAGTTTAATTACAGGTGATCGTAACTATACGTACGATCACCCTTTGGATAACTTTAATCGTATTAAAAAAGGTTGGGAAGTTATTTTTGGTGTAGAAATCACCGAAGAACAAGTAGGGTTAGCAATGACTTGGGTAAAGATTGCTAGAGAGTCTTATATGCACAAACGAGATAACTTGACGGACGGAGCGGGTTATCTTGGTACAGTTGAAATGGTGATAAAAGAAAGAGAACTCCGTGCCAACAAAACTGATTGAAGGAAAGAGCATTCCAAGAGATGCCCTTGTTTCTATCGGCATTGATCAATCCCTAACAGGATTTGCCCTAACTATTCTCAGTAATGACGATCCTACTCAGTATTTAACATGGGTATACAAGTCTCCTTACTTTGGTATAGAGAGACTTGCAGACATTCGTCAGTGGTTATCTGACAACCTTGCCTACGCTGAAGAGCATTGGGTAATTAACGACATCGCTATGGAAGGAACAGTACTAGCAAGTCAGGCAGCCTTAGTATTAGGAGAACTGTCAGCAACTGTTCGATTAGCCATCTTTGATTTCTTTGAAGAGGAAGACGATAGAAGGTTTCCATTGAAGGTTCCTCCAATGACTCTCAAGAAATACGCAGCAGGTAAAGGTAACGCCAAAAAGCAAGAGATGTTGCTACAGATCTACAAACGATGGGGCATTGAGTTTAATGATGACAATGCCGCAGACTCCTACGCTTTGGCAAGGCTAGTTTCAAAAACTTCTCAAGACGCTGTCGAGAAGGCAGTAGTCGAACAAATGTCAGACCCTAAATACCGAGACCAGCCCAGAATTTAGCCTTACCCTTTGTTTCAGGAGCGGCACACTAACTCGAAACAAAGGACCAACAATTGACTCAAGAACCAGAGATCGTACTATCTACCGAAGAACCGTTTCTTCGAGTAAGCGCCTCCTCTAATCCTCAGAGCGTTGCATCAGCAATCGCCCACGCAATCTACGACAAAAAAGAAGTAAAACTTCGTGCCGTAGGCGCTGGAGCCGTAAACCAGGCAGTCAAGGCAATCGCCATCGCCCGTGGATACGTCGCCCCAAGAGGCATGGATCTATCCTGTATTCCAGGATTTACCACTATTGAATCTCGTGACGGAGAGATTTCCGCCATCGTATTCGCCATTACAGCAAACTAATTCAGTTCTATCCTTGTACCTAGAGTAAGGAGTCACAATGGCAACTTGGACATCATTAGGTCACGCAATGCGTCGTCGCATGGGTGCACCATCAAACCATCTAGAGTCAGCAGGTAAAGGTATGAGCAGAAACAACATGACACCTGAAGAAGTTATTGCTTCTGCAGAACATGCAAACAGTCCACGCAAGTACGTTGGACAATTTTCAAATGTAGCAAACGCTAGTGGTGCACCTCTCAAGGGCACACTAATGCCAAAGAAGAACACACAAGCAGGAGATCCTACTGCAGGTGGAAAAGCAAACCGCAAGAACATGCTTGTAAATAACGCTGCTGCTTCAGAGCGTATGGGTGCACGTTATGTGATCGGCGCAACTTTCCCAGCAGTTCACTCCGCTGAAGCATCTTCTACAATGATGAATGCAAAAACCATTCCATCAGTAGCAGGTCGTCAGAATCCTAATTTCCAAAACGGAATGGGCTCTTCTTACTAATGTCTTCACCCATCTCTTCAACTCAGTTTAAGGGGGCGGCTGAAGTTCAGTCCCCCCTTTCACTAAGTTCTTCCACTACAGGCTCATTGGCACAGCAAACTGCATGGCGTAGTCCTTCAGGTGCTCCCTTGAGTGCTCGTAATCGTGGAACAACACTTAGTTGGGGTGATGAAAAGTCTTCCAATCCTATCCCTAAGTCTGATAAGGGCACGGGACGTAACGAGGAGGAAGCATAATGGCTGGTGGTACAAACAATTACTCACCATCACAAAACTGGCAATCACTAGGTGGTAACGGTCTTTACGGTTACAACAACCAAGGTGGTGCAGGAACTCCTGTAGCCCGTGATGAAATGGATGCGTCACGCATTGGTGTTGGTCGCATTCCTTCAGCAGAATATCCAGACGGTTATCTTGGAACTATTCGTTCACGTCGTGATGATCGCTTATTAGATTCAATTAAGAATCGTGTCAATCAAAAAGCCTATCAACGTGGTGTACATAAGGGTGAGCGTATTGAGCCATCTATGTACTTCTGGCCACAAGGACTTACTGACATGTCAGGTATTGAGCGCCAGATGGCTGCACGACCTGTCGCCATTGATGGCGTAACACAATTTATGATTCCTCGTAATGCACCACAGATGCAACTTACTCCTGCTCCACACCTTGTCAATGATGGCAAGGCTAACACACAAGCAGAAGAGCCTGGTCAAATTGATGCACGTCGCCAGACAATGCTTGCATACCTACGACCTGCATGGGCGTAACACATGCCAAAAAAATCAAATGTTAATCCTAAAATTGATAACAAAGTAGCACAACTATCTGACTTTACTCCTGCAGGACGCAAGGTTGCTGAACAACTAGCCTTGAACATGCCTATGAAAACAAAGGCAGAAGAATTTCTTGCTTCTGGAAAAGGACAGCCTGCTCAAAAAGAAGCAGTAAAAAGTGTACTTCCTCATTTAACTGACAAACCATCTAGTTTAAAAACTGCTGCTACAAACCGTGTAAAGATGATTAAAGCAGGAGCAACAAACCCCAATATTCGTTCTGAAGGAGAAAACCTTCCAGGAGCAGGTTGGTACTTCCAACATCACAGCGACTTATCACGAGCAGCCCAAGAACACGGCGTAGGAACTAATACTGCAATCACCGCTTCTGCAGTGATGTCACCACAAAACAGCCCAGATAATGAAAAAAAGGCTGTAATTGCATTGATGGATGCCCATCGAAACGGAAAGATTACTATTCCGCACCATTTAGTAGACGAGATTAACTCTACTGAGAACATGGTAAAAGCAGGAGTAACAGTTAACCCAGAGCATGTTGGTGTCCCTGTTCACGCATCACAACTGCACCCTGCAATTATTTCTGCACTTAGCAAAGAGTCTACTCGTACTCAACTTCCAGAGCATAATGTTAACTTGGAAGACATTGCACGAGGTGGAAGCCGACTCAATATCGCTAAAGCGGTAGACATTATTAGAGGAAAAATACCTGAAGATCAGGCAATTGATCCACATTCTGCACCAAAAGTTCGCTCATATCGAGATGCAATTAGAGATGCTGTCCCTAACACTCCAGAACATGATGAGTACATGATGCGTGCTGCAGACATGGGAGACAAATTACGTGGAGATGTTGGTAAAGGTCAAATGATGCTTGACTACCACAATCTACGTGGTAACGATAGTGGAATGCTATCAAGTACTCGCTCTACTGCAGAAGACACATGGATGAACAGTATTAGCCACGGTCAAAAGAACGAGATTGTTCCTGGAACTGACACGAACGTTATGAAAACTGCTGGTTCAATCCTTGGTTACACAGGCGCTAAAAGAAAAGACAAAGTCTCTGTTGATCCAGACCCACGTGTAAAGCCTAAAGTAGTACAGCATGCAGTAAACAATGCTGCAACTATTGAAGCAGGAAAAACACTGAAGAAACAACTAGGTCTTGATTACAATGTGCCTTCCACACTGTCGCAGGAAACCGCTTGGATCCCTGCTCGTCGTGCAGGAAACAAAGACAAAGCATTTAACAAGTCTGTAGCACCAGAGAAGCCTACAAAACTCAGTAGAAAAGATGAGTTTAATCAAGGAACTCTGTTCTAATGACACAAAAAGTTGATGGAGTTTACGACCATACAAAGCCTTGGCGTGCGCCAATCCAACCTGATCAGGTAGCAAAGCGATACTCGTATCAAGGTCCTTGGGCATCAAACATGGAGCGTCTAACACAACAGGCTCTTATGGTTATGAACATTCCTGGCGCTGACATTCAAGCAATGGTTCGTGCTCCTCTTCCACAGATTCGTTTGTTCCCAGAGCGTTACGGTTACGGAGATCGTTCACAGCCTGGAATTGAAGACATTGTAAGTATTGATCGTAAGTATGCAG